GTCCAAAAATTATTTGACAGCCAAACGTTCCGTTTCGTCTCCCTCATGATGATTGCGCTCACCGCCAGTCAGGACATCGAAGTTGCGTTGGTTTCGGTGTTGATATTCTTAGGTATCTTGTACACTTTCAAGACCCCAGAAGAACGTAAGAAGACGGGATTCATCTAAAAAAATATAGTTATATATTAGAATGAGAGTTCACGTGATAGGATCCGGTCCGTCCGGTATGTCCGTTGCGTGGGAACTTCTCAACTTTACAAATCACGAAGTGGTAATTTATGACAAGAAAGCGGATGCGGGTGGTTCGTGGTGGGAACCGAGCACAGAGTACAGAGATTTGCATTCTCATAAATTAGCATTTGGTTCGTATGTTAATTTTAAAAGCTCTCTCAAGGAGATGGGTATAAATTGGGACGATTTATTCGTTAGAAATTACTATGACTATTCGTTTATTATGAAGAATATGTTTTTGAAAGATTATATAACCCTATTAGATCTCTATCTCAAGGCCATGATCAATCCGGCTAGATATAAGAAAATATCTCTCGAGAACGCCACAAAAAAACGTATGTCCAAATCTGGAAAAAGCGTTCTTCGTGCGATGACGCATCAAATTGACGGCGTCGGGTGGGATACAATGTCTGTGTTTGGTCTCATGGGTAGTTTTGATCATGTGAGTCTTTCTCAGCAATACACACAACGTGTATCTGGTTTAGTTATGGGTCAAGCCATGAAAAAGGCACTAATCGCAAAGGGTGCGAAATTTGAATTTAATAAGACACTTGAAACGGTTGAATACGGCGACGATTCATACATAGGGACGTTTAGTGACGGCACCGAAATAAAAGATGGTATGTTGGTGATGTGCGTGGATCATGAGCCGGCTCTCAAATTGATAGGAGATAACTGGGGAACTACGGCGGTAAAACAAATTAGCGAAAGTGCGTATGGTGCCATAAATGTGTTACTGGATTACGATCAACCCATTAAAATAGACGACGATTTATACATATCGATGCATACTCCGTGGAAACTTTACCCGGTTGTACTGGCAGACGGTAAGACGATATCGTGTACGATGGTAACACTCACCGAGGAAATATTAAAAACGGATCCAGATACATTTTTAAAAGAAGTATGGAAACAACTCAAAAAGGTTGGTGTCCCTAAGCCCAAAAACATGCGTTTCAGTTGGGGTTCTACATGGACGGGTGAAAAGTGGAGAATCAATCAAACGTCGGGTGTTTTGAGTGTCCATGGACAAGTTCCATATTTTGGGAAATGTAAAAAGGTTGCGCTGTGTGGATTAATGTCACCGAGAGATACTCCGTACTCTAGTATAGAGGGTGGTACAGAAGTAGGAAGAACATTTTGTCATCAGACGTTTGGAACACGCAAAGCACTCAAACCGTTAAAATTGTCCCATCTCTTACTTTTCACAGTAATAATACTTATAGCTTACGGAATACGTAATAATAGAAAGCAATGAAGTTCTTATGTCACGTTCATCAACCGATGTATGAACATAACGATAAAAAGTACATGAGAATTCTATTGACTAGATCCTCGTCTGAAATTATTCAACATATGCATGACAGAAATGCCCATAAATTGAATAATTCTATCGTAGACAATCCCCTAGATGGGAAGATTTTAACCATAAAGATACCATTTCGTTATAGGAGGGTCATGTGTAAGGTTATAGGTTCAAAACCTGTACAATCTCTTGTAACGAATGATGAAATAGAAGTTGATATATCATTTAAGGGGGTGTGGAATGTTGGAAATCATTCGGGATATTCTTGGGTGGCGGATTCAATTAACTCGTTTCAGTAACTTCCTCTTCGGCTTCCGGTTCTTCCGGGATGGTCGGCGGCTGGCCATCCACCGGGGTAGCACCTTCCGGAACATTCGGAATATCAACTTCCTCGAGACCACCTTCCTTAAATCCTTGGAAAACTCGCAAGGCGCCTTCCAGTCGGAGAACCTCCTGTGTCATTCCGTTAATGGCTTCGGTCATCTTCTTAATGTTCTCGTCGACGTTGAGAATCGGCATGTTATGTTATATTATACATAAAGTTTTTATTCTTTAAACTAATAACGCGATGGGTATACTGACACGCACTGGATACCTTACCAGTGACAGACTCCAGGAAATAAAAAAGGAATTAACAGTAAGACCTTTGTGTAACAATGAATACGGATTCCCCCCGCCGCCTTTTAAAGTTTTTAAACCAGCTAAGAATGGAGTGTGCGTTCCCAGATTCTACGGAACTGATAAACTGGGAGCTCCAGAAGAAGACAGACGACCGAAACCGGCCCGGGCTTCTATCGTTTTTAGCGGAAAACTTCGAAATGAAACCCATCAGGTTGAGAGCTGTAATAGGGCTGTTGAAAGAGGCTCAGGTATCATCTCCCTTCCCTGTGGGTATGGCAAGACCACCGTTTCGTTAGCCATCGCGAGTAAATTGGGGTACAGAACAATGATCATAGTTCATAAGCAGTTTCTGGCGGATCAGTGGAGAGAGAGAATACATCAATTTTGTCCGGGTTCATCGGTGGGCATAGTACAACAAGATAAGATACAAGTAGAAGGATACGATTTCGTCATCGCTATGTTACAATCCCTGACACAAAGAGAATATAGTTTCAAAGACTTTGAAAGTATCGGTACATTGATAGTTGACGAAGCTCATCACATTTGTGCCCGAACCTTTTCACAATCGTTATTCAAACTGTGCCCCAAGCACATTTTCGGACTTTCTGCCACACCTAACAGAAAGGATGGTCTTACGAAGGTTCTACATTGGTTCATGGGACCAACTATTGTATCCATAGAGAGAAAGAACCAGGATCAGGTGGATGTGTTTCCTATCATATATAAATCGCAGGTATATGAAAATCCACCACCTTGTACGCGATTTGGTAAGATATCTCTACCCACAATGATAACAAACCTAACCGAAGACAGACAAAGAAATATAATATTGGTTGAGCTCATTAAAAAGGCGTCATCCGGTACAAGACAGTTGTTGGTTCTCAGTGAAAGACGACTCCATTGTCAGATGTTACACCAATGCTTCCCCAAAAATTCGGGACTCTACATGGGAGGCATGAAAGAAAAAGATCTCCAAGAATCCAGTAAGAAAAAGATTATTTTTGCCACATTCAGCCAGGCGCATGAAGGGTTAGACATACCATCCTTAGATACAGTCATTCTGGCGACACCAAAATCTGATATTACACAAAGCATAGGAAGGATAATGAGAGAGACAGCAGGAAAGAAAAACAATCCCCAAATTTATGATATTCATGATACTTGGTCGATTCTAAGTGCCATGTACTTCAAACGTATGAAAATATATAGACAGGGAGGGTTCAATTTACCCACGAATCTAAATAAACCCGATGATGCGGAAACGTCCTCCACATTCACTCAGGGAAAGTGTCTGTTTTTATAATATACATTATAAATATATACCAATGTCCGGTGCTCTGGTTGAGTTAGTAAGCAAAGGTGCACAAGATGTGTATTTAACAACTTCAGAAGGTATGAGTTTCTTTAACTTAAAATATCAACGGCATACTAATTTTTCACAAGCCCCGAAGCTTATAAAAGAAATATCTACTGAAGACGTTTCTATTATAGTGCCAGTTTGGGGAGATTTGTTAAATGCGGTGTGGTTTGAGGGGGTAGATCTATTAAATTCCTTCTTTGGTGCTAAGTTTTCCCTCTATATTGGGGGTCAAAAAGTTGATTCATATGATTTTGATTACAGTAGTGATATATGGCAAAATTACTTGGCAGATACATACACAAAATCCCAAGAAATTAACAATAAATGTTCGACAACAAATCCTAACTTTTTATCACTTCATTACTTTTTCGGTGATAATCAATCATTCATTCCTCTCGTGGCATTACAATTCCATCAGGTTGAGATTAGAATAGACTTTGCCCCGGGAGCGGTTGCTCAAAATATCCGGTGTTATGGAAACTACATTTACCTCGACGCCGAAGAACGAAGACGCTTTACGAGTAAGAAGATGGATATTATTATCACCCAATGCCAACAAATTAAAAAGACACTCGATTGTGACGATACCGAATATTACGAGGAAAAGGCGACAGAAGCACAAAATGAATACAACGAGGCCAATACACTATTGCAAGCGTTACAAACCGCTGACCCACCAAATCCCACAGCAATAAATGCACAACAAGCAATAGTTGATACCAAATTAGCATTATATAATGCGGCACAAGCAACCTCTACGGCATATACAACCCCAACAAATGGATATAATGATATCGATCTCTCGCAATTTAATCACCCCGTAAAGTCTCTATTTTTTGGTTATACAACGAAACAAGCAGTCGTTGAAAAGGACTATTTGACATTTAAAACTGCCGATATACAAATCAACGGAACACCTTTATTGGAAAATATGAGTCCTCTATACTTCCACATCGTACAAAATTACAATCATACAAAATTCGGAATTATCCAATATGACGAAGACAAAGACTGTCCGTTTTATACCAGATATTTCGCGTACCACTTCTGTCTTGATGCCTCCAGTTATAAACCAACAGGGACATGCAATTTCAGTAGGCTCGATAACGCAAAACTCATTCTAAGAAATGTGAAAAAGGGTTATGAGCGCGCGGAGACGGAGGAACTTACGGTTTATGCGATAAATTACAATATATTACGCATAGATAAAGGTATGGCAGGAGTTTTATTCGCAAATTAAATAACACTCCAAACATGGAAAAATTAACATCTTATTTTAAGTAGTGCTTAGTGCAACCTATCTGTTGCAGCTAACAACGCAACTCCTAAAATAAAGAATAGTACTAAATGATTACACTCGGTATTTTCTAAACCTTTTGGGTCAGATTGGTTGACAGGTTTAGACACTTTTTTGACTTGTTCTGGTGTCGGCGGTTCCTCTTCCTCAATGAAAGCGTACCCTATCATACTCTAGGTTTAGAGATTAATTTCGGTTTTCTTTTTTCTTCGGGTTCGTTTCTTGGTCGGCGCCGACACAGCAACTTCCTTAACTTCACCACCCGTCGATTCTCCTGAGATGGAAACGATATCGGAGATATCATCTTCCACGACCGGGATCTTGGTAGTCGTCTCCTTTGGAACTTCCGGGGTAGTATTAACCGGTAACGGCGGACCAACCATACCACTCATCAGGCTTCCAAGGTCAATGCCCGGACCCTGCATCTCATATTGACCACCCGATGACGTGTCGTTAATCTCTGGACTTTGTGTGGCCGGGGGTGCCGCCGTCTGAGCTTTGCCCATATTCTGTGCCGCTTGCATCATATTTTTCATCATCTCTGGATTTTGTTTCAAAACATCTCCCATATTTGGTAAGGATTTCATCATTGTAGAGGTCAAGTGGAACATCATGGCGGATCCACCAAGCATGAGTATCAGCTTGACTTCCGGAGCGACGTGCATCTTCGTTCGATACTTCACGTACAATTCCTCGAAAACGGTATCGTAATCGTCCTGATTTTCCATCACCGATTCGGACCATCCTTCGAGTTGAAGATCGAATGGGTTGTAACGTTTGTTAAGGAATTCGAGACCCGTGACACACGCAATCAGCATGCGCTTGGAGAAGCGAACCGATTGATCCACCTCAATAGAATACATCACCCTTTTCACCTCGGCACGGAGTTCATCCACGGGTGAATACGCCGTGAGACGTTTATTCACCGAAAATCCCTTTTTCTCTAATCTACCGATCTTGTTCATGAGATCGGCCTTCTCGTCGTCTACAGTCGCAAAATTCGGAGAGGGGCGCTCTTCCTGTTCCTGACCACCGTAGTCACCACCCCCTCCCCCACCTCCGTATGCGTCATCATCTCCCATGAATATAGGATCTTCGCCATAATCAATTTCTTCTTCTTGTTGTCGAGGCATTTCAGTTTGTTTATTTGGATTTACAAAAGCATCGAGTGCTTCCTGATGAGATGGAGCAGGCGCTCTCCCCATCGGTCTGTTGTTTGTCGGTCTCTTGGGCTTTTGAATTCTCGGAGCCGAAATTTGAATCTCGTCCATGATGGCCTGTTCATCATCATCTAATTTCATCACAGTAGCATTTCCACGATCGAGTGTTATCTCTTCGTCCATCTACTCTTTAACTTGAAAGTATTAAATTATCTTTAACGCACTTTATTATAAAATATAATATTAAGTCATTATATAATGGATACCCCAGACCGAGTCCGAATTGCGATTAGTATAGGATTGATATCTCTGATCTTAGTCCTGTATGTTATAAATCGAAAAAGTGATAAATACTCACCGAAGCCTATAACAGTTAAACCGGCCGGAGATACGAAAATAAATGCCCTCGAAGATGATATCGCATGTATTCCCGGTCCCGGAGAAAAGTCAGCATACTATACCCGACGGGGAGGCAATAGAAAAACCTTCACACCAGGTGGTGTATGCGGAGGACAAAAATCCGTCGAGGACAGTGCCAATTATGAAATTGTGGATGGAATTGGCGGACTTTTAATCTAGGAGTATAATAATAGACAGGACGATGACACTGCCCGACACAGAATATGAAACACATACGGTGCTCATAGATAATTTGAGTCATTCTAGCAATACGGACTTTGTGGCATTCTTACCGAAGCCCCTCGAAAGTGTTGTGGAAGCAAAATTAATGGCAGCCGCCCTCAATACGAACGGCGATGCTCAACGATGCATCCATATCTCAATAGACGAACTCAGATCCACATTCACCCAAACTGGAAAAGCTGACCTTTCGGTGGCGAGTTCCAATATTGAATCTGTTTTCGGTACTATCATGTGCGAACACCGTTTGCACGGTGGTTCCGGTGCCCAAAAGGCCGTTTTCTTCAAGGATGATTACGACATCGAACAACAATTTATAACACCTATTCTCAAACTCGATCGCTTAACTTTCGACCTCGACAAACAAAATGGCACACCGGCGAGTGTCCAGGATGCCGTGTTTGTTATGCGATTTAAGTGTCTGAAAAGAAACATGAAACCTTTCTAGTCAAAAAATAAACTTTAGTTATTATAACATGTCTTCTGGAATTGTACAATTGACTGCTGTGGGTTCGCAAAACGAACAAATCACAGGCGATCCAGAAGTCTCGTATTTCGTATCTTCTTACAAGAGACATTCAAACTTTTCACAGTCGCTCGAAGAACAAACCATACAGGGGGCAGTGAATAGTGGATCTTCATCCAAAATCCGATTTGATAAATCGGGTGATTTATTGGGATATGTATATTTGTGTATCTCACAAAACGGCGAAGCTAAGGATTCGCCGGATTGGACAACTTTAATTAAAAGTGCCAGCCTCTTAATTGGTGGTCACGTTATCGATAAACAAACTTCCGATTTCTGCGAAAAGATTGCCATAGATACAATGGCCACAAATACGTCGAGAAGTGCGAATGGACCCCATGGTGGTAAAAGTACGCGTTCTTATTTTTATCCGTTTAGGTTCTTCAACTGCGAGAACCCACAATCTGCGATACCTCTTTGTGCTTTATCCTATCATGAAGTTGAAATTGTTATCGAATGGGGAACCAGTGCGGCAGATTATGAATGGGAGTGTCATGCGAATTTTTACTACCTCGAAGAGGAAGAACGAGTAAAACTCGCATCCGAGCCCCAAAATATATTAATTCAACAAGTACAACAAAATACGGCATCGGGAGAAAAGATTCAGGAATTATATTTTAACCACCCAGTCAAGTATATTGCGTCTACAAATACAACTCTATCGTCGGCTCTTACGTCACCAAGTAACAAAATAAAGCTGAGTGTAAATGGAACCGATATAGGAGTTATGAAATATGCGAAACCACATTACATTGATGCGAGTGCGTATTACCACACGGAAAATGTCACTACTCCAGACTTTTTCTTATACCCATTCTGCTTAAAAACAAATAGCTTACAGCCCAC